CAAACACTATCAAGAAAATAAGGTGTGGACTACCAATAAAAATACTTATCATTGGTGATAGCTTAGCAGAACCAGCAGGTACAGGCATTAAATGGACGCAAATGTTATTTGATAGTTCTTATAAAAGTTTTGGGTATAACTTAAAAGAAAATTTTAATATAAACTCAAGTGTTGAGAATATCGCAGTTGGTGGACAAACTATAAAATTATTATTATCACAATTTGCATTGGAAAGAGAAGTCATTTTAAAAGGTAGTTATTATAATCAAGTCATAATGGGTGATTATAAAAGCACATCTCCTAGACTTTCAGAAAACTATGATTTAATTATTTGTAGCATAGGTGCAAATGGAGGGCATGAAAGAGTTGCATATCTTGAAAACTTAATTAAAACAATAAGAAATATGGGAATAGAATTAATTTTAACAACTTCAAATCCTAATACTTCAACATCTTCTGATAGTGATTATTTAGAAATAGAGTATTTAAAACTTTCAAAAATGTATGATTTTGAAATAGCAAATACAAATAAATATTTTAAAGAAAGTGGTAAAAACATTAGTGATTTATTATCCGACACTATACATTCAAATGAAGAAGGTCATAAATTATATGCTAAATGTTTTTATGATATATTTAATAAATGTTTAAATTCTAAAAATTACAAAAAAAACGGAATGTATAATAATAATAGAGTATGTAATTATTCAAGCCATGAACCGTTTACAAACAATATGCCTTTTGGTTTTGAGATACAATATCCGTTGAAACATAATGGAAGTGAAATAACAGATACAAATAATGCTAAATGTAACCCTTTCTATCATAGATATTTTAACGATAATAATTTTAAATTTATACATTTAAGTGTTGGACAATATGTAGATTTTTACCATGATAGTGCTTATGGTTTTGATATAATATATTTTGAAAATAGCAAATGCAACGGAAAAGTACAGGTTAAAATTCAAAACGGAAATCAAAATTTAGGTGAGCCTATAAAAATAGGGAATGGAGTTCCATATTGGAGAGGTCATGTTATTGACGGAATTAGCCCAGGATTTTATTATGGCTACGAGAAATGTAATTCCACAATTAGATTAGAGTGTATCGAGGGTGAAGTCAATATACAAGGTGTTTTATGGTTAGTGCCATTTGATAAATATATATTAGATTATAAAAAAATCGGGACTTGGTTTGAAGCAAATCCTTTGGAATTATTTGAAACTGTTAACACTAATACTGACGGTGATAAAATAGAAATAGATGTAAATTTATTAAATAATGAGTATTTATCTATTAACTTTATTGAAAATAACGCAGGTGGTAAAATAGATGTTTACTTAGACGGTATTTTAAATAAAACAATAAATACTTATAACTCAAATAGTACAGAATATTTTATAAAAAATTTAAAATTAGAGCCTTCTATTGGTAAACATAAAATACAATTAATACTAAACGGTGCTGATAGTTCTGCGATTCAATTCGATAAAAGTCAAAATAAAAATAGATTTATGTTAAGTGATGTTAGAATTGTTAGTGGAAACATTAAAATTTAATGAACATTTGATAAATATTACTCACACAAGGAGGACGATAAATGTATATAGGACAAGCAAAAGTAAAACTCTTTCACGATTCGTCATGTAAGAAAGAATTAAAGAAAGATATATCTGGTAAATATTTTATAGATGTTAGAGTTATATCTGGTCAACCTACTCATACATTAACAAAAAGAATATACGCTAAGAATTTAGGCACTCACAAGGCGTATAACGTTAATTTAGTAGGAAGTAATCAAAATATATCTATACAAAAAGAAACGCTTAGAAGCAATGAGAAGTGCTATATAGACATATCTGCTGAAATACCTAAAGGCGATAAAGGTATAAGAACATTTCTAACTAAATTGGAGTATACACAATTACCATGATAAGTATAGGTAAATTAGCGACTAATAAGTGTGCAACTCTTCAAGGATTAAAGTACGGAGCTATAAGTCAGAACGATTATGGCTCTGATATTCAAATAGACGTTAATAACATACAGAGTGATCTAAACTCTTTTGACTATAATAGAACGCTAAATAACGATAACTGCTTCGCCTTAAAGTTTAAATCGTTAGAAAATCCTATAGCAAACTTTGTATTAAAAGCTAAAGTATGTAGATTTGTACCTTATAAGACTTACAGTAATACAATAAAAGTGATAAAGAAATACGAAAATAAGATAAAGGGGTGATAATTTGGCTAAACAAATTATAGTAACTCAAAACGATTATGGTATAGAATTAGAAACACAATTCGTAGATGATAAAAAGAAGCCTTTAGACATAACAGATTATGATGTAAGGGTTAAGATTATATATGACGATAAAACGATAGACACTATATTAGCAGGGCATAAAGATAGTGTTAATGGTATTGCTTATATCGTTCTTGAAAAAGAACATTTAATAAATGCAGGATTACATACTAGTGTATGGAGTGTTGTTGATGAAGATGAACATGTAACTGCACAAGAAAACGTTTATTACTTCGTAAAAGACGTAGAAGGAAGTGAAGATGATACTCCTACTACTGATTTACCTATAATCTCTGATGACGTACTTAATAAGTTTAACGATATTGATAACAATTTATTTGAACTTACTGAACAAGTAAATGTGGTTAAAGAACAATTGGATAATTTAGATAAAAAAGAAAATAAATATTTTCAACTTGCACCATTACCAAGCGGTGGAGATGATACTGAAACAATACAAAATTTAATTGGCAGTAATAAAACAATTTTATTACCATTTGGAGCAACATATAAACTTAATTCCATTAATATAAATAATATTTCAAATCTAACAATTATTGGAAACAACTCTAAGTTTTTAAAAAATAATGGAAATGGCGCAATGATAAATATAAGTGAATGTTCTTTTGTAACAATTAAAAATTTAGAAATGGATTATAGTTTAACATTAACAAGTCCAACAAACGAAGATTCTTGTATAACTGTAAATAATTATTCTTATATAGAAATTAATTCTTGTAAATTTGTTAATTTTAAAAATGTTGCAATAAATTTAAAAACAGCAAAAGATAGTTTTGGAAATAATGGAGGTACAACTTCTACACCTTGTTTAATAGAAAAATGTAAGTTTTTAGATCAAGCTAATTTGTCTACTAATACTTACGCAACTTCTATTTTATTAGGGGAAGATTCGGAATATTGCAAAATCTTATACAATGAATTTAGAAATGTTTGGTCTGCAATTAGAGGGTATGGTGCTAATTCATTAATTGATGGCAATACAATAATGGATTGTAGAGCTACATTTATACCAAGCAATGGCTTAATTTATTTACATAGTGATGACGGTGTAAACAGCGGTAAACATATTATTTCTAATAACATGATTAATCATAATGAAAAAGGTGCAACCGCTATTTATTGTGTAGGTAATTTAAATAGAGAAGAAAAAAGATTTACTATTATAAATAATAATATTTTAGTACATGGATTGTCAAATGATACTAACGGCTATGGGATAGGTGTAAATAATGCCGATGCTTCATTAATTAGCGGAAATTATATTAAAGTTAAACCTAATAATAAAGGTAACATATTAGTTGAAAATTCTTCAAATGTAATTGTAACTAACAATACATTACAAAACTCCGTAGGAATAAATGGAACAAATTCAACATTCCATGAAAATAATAATATTTTTATAAATACTGTAAAAGATGTGTTGTGTCTTGATAATTCAAGAATAATTGAAAAAACATATGTTGTCAGATTAAGATGGAATGGTGAAATAAGTTCAGAAACTAATTTAAAAGATATTACATGTGAAAAAAATGGAACTGGAACTCTTATTCTATCTCACAATTTTGGACATATTCGCTATGTTGTAAATGCTATTGTAGATGCTGACACAAGATTTGCAATTCCAGTTATAACAAGAACAGAAAACACTATAGAAGTAAGATGTTTTGATAATGACGGTGCGTTAACTGATAGAAGTGTAATGTTAACAATTCATACATCATAAAGAGATACTAACTCGTCAATCCTGCAAAACGGAAATTCATATGATACTTTAGGCAAAAGAATGAATAATTTTGATTCGCAATTTATAAAAACTACGAAATAACACAAAATGAGCGAGGGGTAACATTAACTTCCTCAACTTAACATAAGAGGTGATTAAATGAACGTAACAAATAATTTAAAACTTCCTCAATATACGGAAGAAGATATATTTGATTTGCAAGATATAAATAAAGCGTATGATAGTATAGATAAAGCTTATAAAGAAGTAATCGACTTCAAGAACGAAATACCTAAGACTAACGCTACTGCCGAAGTAATAGACGCTAGAGGTGGCAAAGGAACGTTAGGTGATAGATTAAATGCGTTTGATGAACAGTTGGAACATAATGCGGAGAAAATAAGTGTTTTAGATAATAACATATCAGATATAGGGACAAGTTACTCTAATTTTGAAAACTTTTCATCTATGGAAGATTATATAGTGTCTCAAATCGTAAACAATGGAGGGGCAAATCACGATAGAGGTACTGTTGTTATAGATATTCCTGCGGGTGTTTTTGAAATCAAGGATTTTGACATACTTTCTAAGTATGCACGAAGAACAGGTGGACTTAAGTTTAGAGGTAGAGGAAATAAAATAACTACGATAAAATTCAATCCTGATGGAAATGATAAGTATCTATTTAAAAATAACGATACTTGGTTGTCTCTAAGATTTGAAGGTATAACTTTTCAGGGAAATTTAAATAAAAATACTAATTTTATGTTGTCTGTCTCTAATGGAGGGGCACAAAATTATGTGTTTACGGATTGTTTCTTTACCAATTGGAATATAGGGATTGATTTAAAAGGAACTAATAACAATTCAGAATTTAGTTTTTATAGTTGTAACTTTAATGGTATTATAAAAAACTTTCTTTACTGTGGAAGTGATGTTGGAACGGGTGGAGATCAGTTTTTAAATTATAATTTCTTTGGATGTAACTATGAAGTTTCAGAAGGAAACTTTATAAATATGTATAGAGGTGGAAACGTAAATATTTGGGGTGGAAGTTTTATACATATTGATGGTGATAGTGAAAATGCTAGAGGGGGAACATTTTTTAATTTCCCATTAAATACTCACCCTTTTGGGGTTGAAAGATTATTAGTTATAGGTGCTAGATTTGAATTAAGAAACAGAAACTCAAAACTAATTCATTGTGAATGGAATAAAGGTAATGTATCTTTTATAAACTGCGACCTTGATTGCTACAATATGAACACAAACTCTAAAGATTGGGAGATTGCTACATTTACTGCATACGACACCCCTACAAATATAAAATTTGATAATTGCTCGTTGATGGGAAAAATTAGACTTAGATATAACCCCAACGCTCCTGGAGTAGTGACGGCAATAAATTTTGATAGTTGTAGGCACAGTTTAATTAATAATCCAGAAGATGTATTTGTATATGACCCTATTCCTTCAAGTGGATTCTACAACTTTGGTAAAAAACCAACTGTACATATAAGAAATTGTTACGAATGGCTTGATACAACATTAAATGCCACTACAAATGTAAGAGCGTTGACTAGTAAAAAAATACTATTTATTCATAATATAAATGGATCATTACCCCTTAGAGGTGGTTCTGAAACTGTTAAATTACCTTTAGGGAGTATTATAACTAAAGCAGTTTTATATAGTCCTAAAGGGGCAGTAACAAGTGGATACAACGCTAATTTTACCTTAAATAGTGGAGTTGAAGAAGTTGTTAATCTTGCAACTGCAACCGGTTTATATAGTGGGGGATTTGACGTTAAAGAAGATTTATTTTTAATATGCGATACAGATGATAAAAGAACTATAACTTTAACTGACAATGCAAGTGTAGACCAGACATCGGAGAAAAGTTTATGTTATATAGAATATATTTAAACTTAATATAAAATATAAGTTTTAACCGCAGTCTTAACAAATAATAGATTAAAAATACGAACCAAAACATATCAACTCATGTTTCATATTTTACTATTTATATTAAATTTTAAGCATATTCAACGACTTTAATTGAATATATATAAATAGTAATTGAAATGGGGGTAAAAAGAAATGATTATTGGAGTAGACTTAGGTAATTATGCAGTAAAAACTAGTGAAAATCTACACTTTTTAAGTAAAGTAATTGAAAGTAACGGCTTTTACGGTGAAAAGGAAATATGTTTTGAAGGAAAAAAGATAATAGTTGGCGAAGGAGAGTTCCAAACAGACTTTAACAAATCATTGAAAGAGAACACTTTGCCACTATTATTTAGTGCATTAGCATTAAGCCACCCGTGTGAAGAGTGCTTTGAAGTTGTGTTAGGACTTCCAATACAACAATACAAGAACAATAAACAAGAGCTTATAGATTATATTAAAGAAAATAGATGTAAACAAATAATTCATAAAGGACATACTAGAAATATAACTATATGTGATGTAACAGTAGCACCAGAAGGAGCTAGTGTTTATTATAACCTTCCTAAAGATATTAGACATAAAATAGACACTAAACAATTAGTTATAGTTGATATAGGTGGAAGAACTACTGATGTGTGCTTATTCAAGAATAAACAAATAAAGAAGTACAAGACAATACCTAGTGGTATATTGAACGTTTATTCAGACGTTGTTAATGTAGTTAATGAAGAATATACTACTAACCTACCATTAGAGGACGCAGAGGAAATAATAGAAAAAGAACTATTTATAAATGGTGAAACAAGAGATAGAGGATTTATAAAACAAATATTAAAATTACACTTTGATAGCATTTTTAAAGAGCTTCAATTAAACTTTGATATTAGTCAAGGTTATGTGCTTTTAACTGGTGGTGGTTCTAATATATTTAAAAAAGCTTTTAATAATAGACTTAACAATTTAATTATTAGCTCGGATTGCATATTTGATAACGTTAAAGGGTTTAAGAAGATTGGGGAAAAGTTATGGCGATAAAAAGGTGTTTAACAATAAGTTTTAAAGCTACTACAAAAGATTTAAAATTGTATGAACTATTAAATAGCATGGAAGATCGTTCAGCAGAGGTTAAAAAAGTTTTATATGATTTTTATTTTGGTGGAAAAACGCAAGATAACAAAACAAATAATTCAAATAATATTGATAAAATTTTAGATGATGAAGATGTTCCAGATGTTATGGATTTTTAATTATCACCATAAAAGTGTACTATTACCACACTCTTACGAATACACTAATAGTGTGGTAATAGTGTGGTATTAGGTAATAAAACCTCGGTTATTACTCGATTATATGCTCGGTAAGAGTAGTGGGGGAGTGTTCGGTTAATGTATGGTAGAAAAAGAGAAGAAGAATTAAAACAAAAAAGAATAACTGTACAAGTTAGTCAAAAAGAGAAAGAAATACTTTTAGAACTTGCAGAAAGAGAACATATGACAGTTGGAGCTTTTATAAGAAAGATTTGTATTTACGATAAGTATGATGAAATCTTTAGAGGTAATTATTAATGAATTGGAACGCATTTATGGTCGTGTTACCGATAAATATATTAATAATATGGGCAATAATTAAAGATATTAAAGAGATAATAAAAAGAGAAGAAAACGAGAGAATACGTGAAGCTAATTTACTAAGAGATACTATTCACATAGATGTGTCTGAAAAAGATTTAGAAATGTTAGATATGAATATAAGAAGAAGCGAGTTTAATACTCGTAATGAATATCTAAGGGGAACAATAAAAGAACTAAGTAAAGACGCTTAATAGCGTCTTTTATACTAAGGAGTGATATTATGAACTTTAAGCAACTACTTGATTTGACTTATAACATGATAGACGAAGTAGATGAAGATGAACAAATAGAGATAATAGTTAAAGGTGCTATTAACGAAGCATATAGAGATTTAGCAAAAATAGACAAGCGTATATCTACTGCTTATGTACCAGTAATAATGGGTGCGATAACGCTACCAGATAATTGTCTACAAGTCGTTTCTACTTCACCAGAGCTTACTAACGAAGATAAAATAGTTGGTAATTCTATAATAACTAATAAAAGTGGTATTGTTAAAATGGTGTATGCTACTTCTCCAGAAGAACTTATAGAAAATGAAGATGAACCAGACTTAAATATATTTCTACATGAAGCTTTATGCCTTTATGCTTGTTACAAATATATGCTTCATAGAAAGAAGGTAGAAGAATCAGAATACTTCTTAAATAGATATATTATGAAAATAAATAACTACGAACAAACACAAGCAGAAATGATTAGTTGTGTAAATGATAGCGTAGTTATAGATTATTAGGAGGTACTTTATGGCAGAAGCTTCATTCAAAATACCTAGTTTTCAAAGTGGTATTAACGAATATTACGCAGAAGGTTTAATAAAACAATATGAAAGTGTAAAGGCATATAACTGTGATATATCAGAAGGCTCTCTAAAGACGTTTAATGAGCCGTCAACAAAATATACCTTAGATAGTAATATCCACTCTCTAATGGCGTTCTATGATGTTTCAGACGCATATGTGCTTTGTGGTAAAGGTAAATCTTTATGCAAAACTGACGGAACAAAAATATACGATATATCTGGTGAAAAATTAGATACTCTTAATTTTGAATATAATGGTGAGCGTATAATGGTTGCTACGTCTAAAGAAGATACTCCTTTTTTACATTCCAAAAAGGAAACTAGAAAATTAAAAAACAGACGTAAAAAATATAATGATGAAGGAGAACACGTTGGGTACATAGACGCTGACGGTAAAGAACATAAAAACGAAAGCACTATAACCACTTATGCTCCTACTGGTGAGTTTATGGAACTTCATTATGATAGGCTTTGGATAGCAGGAAATAAGGACAACCCCGATAGAGTTTACTTCTCTACTGCTAACGTTAATGGTGCTGATATAGAGGACTTTACTGTTCCACTTGCAGAGGAAGAAGAAATAAATATGCACGGTGGTTTTCTTGATGTAAGAAGTTATGACGGTTCTAAGATCATTGCAATGAAAGTTATATTTAATAGCGTTGTGTTATTCAAGAATAAAAGTGCTTATAAGATATATGGTAGCTCTCCTAGTAACTATCAACTTGTAGAATTGTTTAGTTGTAATGGAGCTATAGCAGATAAGAGTATTTGTGTTGGTAACAATGGAGCTTACTTCTTAAATTCTGATGGAATATATTACTATGACGGTACAAATACTACTCTTGTTTCGCAAAAGATAAAAAACATTATAGGTAGAATGAACAAAAACTACGCTAATAAAAGCGTTGCTATATACCTTGATAACAAATACTATATTGCTATTCCTACAGACGGCAGCGAAAACAATAATACTCTTATTGAGTTTAATACTATGAATAATTCTTTTATGACTTATGATATAGACAATATAAACTCGTTCCTAGAGTTTGAGAACGAATTACTATACTCTTCTGGTCAAAAAATAAAGAGCTTGTTCAACGGAACAAAAGCTTTACCACTTCTTTGGACTACTCCATTATTTGATTTTGGTGCTAAAAACTATCGTAAAATGAGTAATTATATTTACCTTAGAGTTAAAGGTCAAGGAAAGTTAAAGTTAAAGCTAAAAACAGAACGTAAAACAAAAGAACTTATTATTGATTTGCCAGAAGAAGAAACGTTATTAAGAAAGAAATTAAAAAACAAAGGGCGTATGTTCCAATTAATGATAGAAAATGTTGATAACTCTAGTTTTGAGTTAGTTGCACCAGAGCTTATTTGCGAACTAGACGCTGATTAAAGGAGATAAAATATGACATATGTAAGAGAAGAAGTCAGAGGAACAACTGGACAAGATATAATGAAAATTAATGAAAATTTTATGAACATATTTGAAAAGGTGTTCGGCGACATAAACTTTAGCGATACTGATACTGCGTTACAAAATAGCATACTCACACAATATATACCATTTCAAGGTGATGGTAACGTAGATAAAACTTATCCTCTTTATGTTAGGTTCTATGTTCCACCTAATATTAAAACTATTAAAGGAGCTACACTTAACGCTTTTGTAGAAAACTATCGTATGGATAGTGATGTAACAAAAGGTGGTGGTGGAGTTGCAGGAGGTAGTGTAAACCTTAGTATCTCTGGTGGTGGTAGTTGTACTGGTAGTGGATATACTGCTTCAAGAACTGCTTACGTAACAAAATGGGGAACTCCACCTTATGAATATGAAGCACCTACAAAATATCTTATAGATGGAAATATGAATGGTAATATGTCTAGTCTTATGGGTGGTTTTTTACAATCAACAGATAAAGTAGGTTTAGCGAGTGCTATATTAAGCGGTATGCATTTAAATAAGGTAACTCCTTATGCAGACTTAAAGAACTTTCAACACTCACATGAATTACCACCTATAAGTGTTAGTGTAAGCGTTCCACCACATAGCCATACTGGTGAAGCTAGTGTTACTATACCAGAGCATACCCATGAACTAAAAGAAGGAATAAGAGTATCAACTACTGCCCCAGGTACTACAAATGTTTATGTTAATGATAATAAAGTTTGTTCTGTATCAAGTGGTAACGCTACTGCTAATAACATAGACATATCACAGTACGTAAAGGTTGGTGAGTGGAATATTATAAAAGTAGATACAACGAATTTAGCAAGAATAAGTGTTTATGGAACTATAGAAGCTATAATGAAATACACAAATAAATAGAGGTGAAATAATGGACGCTAATAATAAATATTATCAACAAGCTCAACAACAATATACTCCTAGTTATAACTTAAAAGTTGACGCTTTAAAAAATCAACTTGCAAGTAATCAGCAAAATTTAGAACAACAAAAAACTGGAATAAATAATAATTATGATCTGCAAGTACAAAATCAAAACTTAAATAATAAGCTTAACAAAAATAATGTATCAAACGCATTACTTGGTAGAGGATTATCAAACTCTTCTATTGCTATAAGTGGGTTAGCAGAACAAGACGCTAAAAACACAAGACTTATAGGAGATATAAATAGAAACAGAACTGCTGATTTAAATAATATCGATGAACAAAAGAAATTATTGGAACAAAACTTTAATAACACGTTAGCACAAATGGAAGCTGATAAGTTAGACGCTATTATGAGTTTAGCATATCAATTAGAAGATAGAGATTGGAATAAAAACTTCCAAAACAGACAATTACAACAACAATATGCTTTAGCTGAAATGCAAAAGCAATATCAATATGCACAATTAGCACTTCAAAGAGAGCAAATGAATAGTAGTAATGCTTGGAAACAAAAAGAGTTTGATTACAAACAACAACTTTATAATCAAGAGTTAGAAAGAGAAGCTTATAACAACTACAGAGATACTATAAACGACTTAATAGCTAACCCATATATAGATAGCGATGATAAATATAAAGCATTACATCAAGTTTATGTGTCAATGTATAACGATAATAAGAAGTATGGATATGATTATTCTGACTTACAAAAGAACATAACTGATTGGGGAAATCGAAATCCATTAAGCACAAGTGTACAAGGATATTTAAGAAATAGAGAAAAAACACAATCTTCATCATCATCTTCTTCTAGTAAAGGTATAGGAACACAAGACTTCTATAGCTTATCTAGTAGATTTTAGAAAGGAACGATAAGATTATGAATTGGTTAGATGATATGCTTAAAAGCACAAGAAAAACAACTACTAATTTTAACTCATTAGGGGATTACTCTCCCCTTTCTGGTTTTGAAAATGAGCAATATTCAAGTAAAAATCCATATCAACAAATATTAAGCTCTGTTCCTAAAGAAGAAACTCCAAAAGTAAACGATATACTTCATACTGGATATTTAAAATCTATAGGTATGGATAGTTGGGCAGACAAACAACAAAACAACTTACCAGATATTCCAATAGACAGTACGTTCTACAACAGAAAAGATATTTATGATTTAAAGCAACGTCTTAATGCTTCTGGAATAGAAGTACCAGAACAAGCTAAAAATGACGCAGGATTACTTACTAGGTTCTTTAATATCATATCAGCAGGTGGTCAAGCCGTAACTACTGGACTTTATAATGCACTTGATGGTGATGAAAGCACTAAATTTTTAAAAGGTTTAGGTGATGGGTTCGTTGGTTCTTTAACAAGTGATGAAAACAAAATAAAACGTGGTAGCGATTTAGTTGATTTAGTTGCAGGAGAACGTACTGGTGATGAAGGTTTTGGTGAAAAGGCAGGACGTTTTGCTGGTGGACTAGCACTTGATATATTACTAGATCCAACTACTTATCTTACTGGTGGACTTGGTGCATTAACAAAAGGTAAAACAGTATCAAAAGTAGGTACAGAAGTTACACAAGAAGCAGTAGAGAACGCAATAAAAGGTATTAATAGTGTTGCTAAAGGAACTAAAAACGCTGATAAAGTAGTTGATTTAACACAACAAGCTAAGAGAATTACAGAAACTATTAATAAAAACAACGTTAAAAATTATAAAGGCTTAAACTTTACTGTTCCGTTTACAACGATAGAAAAAGAGATAATTAGCGCTGATAAAATCGCAGAGATAAGTAGATCTTTAGGTATAGATAAAACGATTGGAAAAGGATTAGAAAAAAGTGGCGAAGCAATAAAGAACACATGGAACTTTAAAAAGAGCGAAGATGGTATAAGAGCGTCATTAGAACCTTTATCTAAAAGTATCTTAAAGAAGATTGATACTAATTATGAATTAAAACAATTAATAAAAAATAATCCATTAGAGTACGCTAAACAAGTTGCTTCAAAAGAAATTAAGAATCAAATCAAATACGCTAAAGAATTTATGAGTGAAGAAAACTTTGCACAAGTTAAAACTCTTATAGAAGATATGAAAGCGTTAGGAAAAGACACTAAAGAAATATCTTCACTTATGGAAAAGCTTAAAACTCATAACGTTTCTGATGTGCTTAACGATGAAGCTCAGTACATTATATTTGAAAAATTTATAAATGACACTTCAAGAAAGCTTGATGATGCAACAAAAACTGTTACTGAAAGTGAAAGAGCTATAAGAAAAAGGGCTTATGAACTTTTAAATAACATTAAAAAAGAATTTGATAACGCAAAACAAATAGACGACTTTATAGAATCTACTGGAGCAAAAGCAATAGATGAAGTTGCTAGTGAAACAGAACAAATACGTGATATAAGCGAACTTGACATAAAGAAAAATAAAGAAGATGTAATAAGCGAACTTAAAGAAGCTAATCCAGAAGTAACTACTTATTGGGAACTTTATGCTGATAAAAGTAAAAGTGATATAGAAGATTGGCTAAAACTTTCTGGAATGAAGAAAGAAAAGTTTGATGACTTCTTGGACTTAACTCCAAAGCAACGTGAAAAAGTGCTAAATAATATAACTAATAAGCAACTTGAAAAAATAACTAAGACTAGACCAGACGGAACAAGATATAGAAACATAAAAGAAGCTAATGAGATACGTTCTAAAATGTCGCAAATACGTACTTCTTTTGATGATATGTATAGAAAAATTCAAGGTGATATTAAACGTTTTAATAATGCTAATAATGTATCTACATATGTTACACCTCATAACACAAAAGAAGTTATGGATAGTATAGATGAAATGATACAAAAGAACGTTGATAAAACTATAGAAAAAGCAGATAACTTTACTGGAATAGAACATAGTAATATTAAAAATCCAAAAGAAGGTACTGAAATATTACCAAGAACATCTATGCAAATAGAAGCTGATAACTCCAGAAGCCTTATAGAAACTAGAGTAGATGAAATGTTTAGTGCAAAAGATCAAATGTTAAGAGAACTAGGACATGCAGATGACGAATTAGCAAGTGAAGTATTTGATAAAATGATACATCTTCAAGCTGAAAATATGTTAGCTAATAAGAGTAAATATTATGTTTCACCTAAAGAACCTTTAGATTACAAAGATTTCAAAAATAGATTCTCTAGTTTATTTGATGGACAAACAATATACGGTGATAAATCGAAAGCTAATTTAAAAGACTTAGCAAAGCTTTACGGAATTGATGATATATCACAATTAACAGAAGGTAGTATGAAATCTATTTATGGTAGAACATCTATTCTTACTGATACTGTAGAAAAAAGATTAAGAAATGACATTGCAAGAAAAATGAGGTCAATTGTTAAAGGTCGTGGAATAGATAGCTCAATGTCTAAAGGCTTCGACCATGTAACAGAAGTATTAGATACTGTTACTGGTAAAAAACATGATTTAGAAGAAATACTATCATATCTTAATAGTGGTAACAAGGGTGCTAAGAGAGTAACAATAGATAATTTACCTAAACGTTATAAAATCACTAATAAAGGTGGAGTTGTACAACTTGCAGAGCAACAAATAACAAGAGAGTTTGCAGAAAAGTATCACAACAAAGTCTTTTTAAAGTTAAGCAAAGAAGAACAACAACAATTAATGAGAAGAGCAGAAAGAATCGCTGATGATATGCTTGAAAATGAGTATTTTATGGGTAACAAAAACGTTATTGATGGTGTTGATAACATGGACTTTAACGATTTGGGTGGCAATAATCCATTTAGAAAACCAGATGAACTTGTAGAACCAAAAACAAAATTCTCAAAAGAAGCAATAGACTTCGTTAATAACGAAAATCCTAGATTAAAGAAAAAGAGCGAAGCTAAACAACAAGAAATAAAAGCTCTACAAGACGCTTATACAGAACGTAGAGCATTTAATAAAGCTATGTCAGAACAAACTACTGCTCAATTAGAAGCAACAGTAACTAAAGAACTTCCTGGAAATGTTAAGTACGAAAAGCCTATAGACGCAGATGTTCAAAAAATAGCTGATGATATAAGTCAAAAAGTTAAAGATAGAAGTATTAATGACATGAAAGTACCAGAACTTAGACAAATGCTTAAAGAGTACGGAATAAAAAATATAAGCAAGTCTAATCGTAAAGAGCTTCTTGAAATAGCTGATATAGTTGCAGGAAAGAACGCTAGAATAGGTATTGATTTGTCTAAGAAAACTGTTGATGAAATACAAACGTTATTTAAACAACTAGGTATCAATGACGCTGAATTTGACAAAGCATTAGAGCGATTTACTGGTGCTAAAAAGTTTGAGAGCAGAGCTAGACTTACAAAGGATAGTTTAGAAACTTCACTTGCTAAAGTAAAGAATGGTGAAGATACTATTGCTAGATTAACTGCAACAATAGATAACTTGTTTGGTGAAAGTGGTAATAAACTTTACAACACTTACGCTGAAAATATGAAAAAGAACATAAGAAACTTAGATGGCGAAAAGACAATGAAAACGCCAATAGAGTTAATAAGAGATAACAAAGAGATAGTTGACGCTTTAGGTGGAACTAAAGAAGCAGAAAATTTTATCGTAAACTACACAGAGTATATGAGAACACTTTTAGCTGATGAAAAAGACTTCGGGCTTGATGTTAACTCTATAACTACACAAGGTTATGTTCCTAGACGTATGAGTGATGAAGCACTAGAGAAAACTGCTAATAACACAGATTTAAATGTGTTCCTTGAAGCTTATTTCAGAGATAGAAAGAACTTACGTTACAATGAACAAAAGTTTATGAAAGCAAGAACTGGTAATGGAACTAGCACTATCGCTGAACTTAACGAAGCAATCTACAAGAAAACACTAGAAGAGTTTGGTGAGGAAGGAGCAATAAAGAACTTCTTTGAGCGTGATCTCGCAAGACTTATGATACAAAGAACGTATGAACATGGTAATGCTTTTTATGACTTTAAGCTTAAAGATATGTACCTTGATAAAATGGGTGTTAAGCTTGGTTGGGCAAAAGGAAAAGACGGAAGTTTATATAACATAGTAGAGAACGCAACTGGTAATAGAAAATGGGTTAAAGAAACAGAGCAAGGAATTTACAATGACTTTATCGGGCTACTTAACAAACAAGATTATAAATCTATTAGGAACGAAATAGAAAACTTTATGCCTAACGAAAATTATTTACCAGACGGTATGTTAGAAAAGGTTAAAAAAGAAGCATTAGATAAGTTAGATAAAGTTGAAAATTATAGAAAAGTAAAAGGTGGGCAAACTTACGAACAAGCTAAAAATGAGTTATTCGCTAGTTTACCTCAACGTGCATTTGCTAGAGAACTTAAAGAGCAAGTTAAACAAGGAAAAGTAAAACTTGTATATCCTAAAGGTGAAAGTGCTGATATTACTGTTAATGCACTAAAGGACGAATCACTTCAAAAGAATTTAAAAGAAACTATGTGGTCAAAGAAAGCAGAGCAATATAATGGAGCTATTGATTACACAGAGCTTACATGGGAAGATTTTGAAAAAATAAACATGAGTACGAAGAATGTTCCAGTTTATGCTATAGATAGCGTAACATATGACGCTTATCAAAAAGCTATGACAGAACAATTCACAAAAGATAAAGACAATTTCTTAAAAGTATATGATAAATTTACTGGAATATGGAAGAAGATGGCTACAACAAGTGTAGGATTCCATGTAAGAAACGCTTTCGGTAACTCATTCCAAATATATCTTGATGTAGGAGCAGAAGCACTTAATCCTAAATGGTTACAAATAGCAAACGAAGTTGGTAAAGATAGTGCAGAAGTGCTATTTAAAAGTGTTGATGGCGTAGAATATACCGGTAAAATGGTTAATGATTTGTTTAAACAAGTTGGTTTAGATGATGTAACGCAATTAAGCACAGAATTTAACAAGGCTCGTAAAGGTAACATATCAATAGATGAATTGATAAACGGAGTTACAAAACCTAAAACTAATCCTATAGAAGCAATATTTAACACTTCACAAAAAGTAGGTGATAATATTGAAAAACTTGCTAAACGTCAGCAATTCTCAATACTTTTAGAAAGAGGTTACTCACCACTTGAAGCTAAAGCTCATGTAGATAAATTCTTATTCGATTATTCTGATTTGACAGACTTTGAAGTTGATTTTATGAAGCGTATAATACCATTCTATACATTTGCTAAGAAGAATATGGAACTACAAATAGATACGCTTATGCACAATCCTACACCAGTTAAAAATGCTAGAAGAATATTAGATAACCAACGTAAAGTTAATGTATCAAAAGAAGAAGAAGCTCTTCTAAAAGATAACGATAATGACAAAATAATAACTAATTTTGGTGGAAAGAAACGTACAATATCTACTAACTTACCGTGGATTCAAGATACTAATATTCTAGGTTCACTTAATCCTATAATAAAAACACCTTTAGAACTCGCTACAAATAAAAACTTTACATTCGGTAATGAAATAGAGAATTACGAAGGTCAAATGAAAGAAGCTTCTCCAATAGAAGGTTTTTTAGGTGGAATATTAGGACAAACTGAAATAGGTGAGGACGGAACAAAGTACATCAATGCTAAAGCTAAACATTTAATTACTAACGCTTTACCTAGTGTAAGAACTATGGATAGGTCATTTGAAAATGTAACATCTGATGATAAACTAGGTGGATTAATGGCGTTACTAGGATTAGGTGGTCAAGAATTTAATGTAGATAAGAGAACGTCTTATGAAGTAAGAGAGTATAAAGAACTACTTGAAAACTTAGAAAAAAAAGCACAATCAATGGGCATAAACACAAGAGAAAAATTAAAAGAAAAGCAAGAGTTAGAAAGACTAATGAAAGCATTAAATATATACTAGAGGTGATAAAATGTCTGATGTACTTATAAGAGCTTTAGAAGGGCAAGGAATATGGACTATTGTCTGTATTCTCCTTGTTATTTATACTCTTAAAGAAACTGAAAAAAGAGAAGTACGTTCAATATCAAGAGAAGAAAAATTGCTTGAAATTATTGATAACTTCAAAGAACATTTTGGTCAGCTAAGGGAAGACGTGAATATTATAAAAATAGATGTAGATGACATCAAAGAACAAGTAAAACGAGGTGATAAGTAATGGCTTGTAAGAAAAAAGCAAAGAAAACAACTAAAACTAGAAAGTAGGAGAGTGATATTTTTGAACAAACTTATAAGTGTAAAAAAGATTATCGCAATATTACTTACAGTAGTGTTTTGTGTACTTTCACTAACCAAGCAAATAGGTTCTACAGAATTTCTAAGCGTATTTAGCATGGTTGTTGGTTATTATTTTGGAGCTAGTGTAAGTAGACAAGCTACTAACGAAGCAAAGGAGTTGATTTAATGTATATTGGATTAGACGCAGGACACACACTTTCTGGATTAGGTACTGGTGCTAGTTGTTACGCTAGTGAAACTGATATGAACAGAAAAGTACATAAAAGACTTACCGAAATGTTAACCGAGAAAGGTCATAAAGTACATAATTGTACTGTAGATAAAAGTAATAGTGATCTAAGCGATAGAGTTAATAAAGCTAATAGTGTTAATTTAGATTTATTCGTTTCTCTTCATCTTAACGCTTATCAAAAAACAAATAACGCTATGGGAGTAGAAACGTATTACTATTCTTCATCTAAGAAAGGAAAGACTTATGCAACTAATGTTCAAAATGAATTAGTTAAAGAAGTAGGTTGGAAAAATAGAGGTATTAAAACTGCTAACTTCTACGTTATCAAGAACACTAAAGCTCCTGCAATACTTGTTGAGTTAGGTTTCTGTGATAGCAAAGCAGATATGGATTTATTTAACGTAGAAAAAGTTTGCAAAGCTCTATTCAAAGGTATAACTGGCGTTGAATACAAATCAACGACAACTACTACTACTACTACTAAACCTGTATATAGAGTTGTTATTGACGGAAAACACATTGGATCATACGCAGAACTAAGTAACATAATAGAGCAAATAAAAAATCATATATCAAATGCTAAGAAAGTTGAAATAACAAGAATATAAAAATAGAGTAGGTTACGCCTACTCTTTTATTTTAACTCTTTCATTAAGTATTTTATTCCATTCACTTTGCTTTGTACTGCATAGACCACTATTTGTCGCTTTCCCTCTTTGTATCTCTGCATTTAATCTACCACTCTTAGTATTATTATAATACCCCATCATTTCTCTACCTCTAGCTCTACACACCTTTGCTTTGTTGTAATTCTCTCTTATGAACATATCAAGTGTTTCTTTACTCTCAAACTCTTTTATAGGGTTTAGATCTACATATCTTCTATAATTATTTATAAAATCAACTAATTTTTGTTGTTTATAACTTAACCTAATCATAGGTATAATTACCCCCTCGTAATAGTTATATCGTAATGTACGTTTAGTACGTTCTTTACGTAGCAACGCTTTCGCTTTACGTTCATTACGTTTTAACGTTTATTATGTTAACTAACGTTGCTTACGCTTTAACGCTCTTTATACGTTCTTACGCATTGCTTTACGCTTTGCTTTACGTCTTAACACTTAGAAACGTAAATAAAAAATAAATTCACATTTGATTTGTCAAAATCAAATACGAGCGAAGCGAAGTTGCTATACGTTACTAAACGCTCTAACGCTTATCAACGTATAACTGTTCGTTAGTAAGTGTAACTCAAAAAGTTGTACTTGTCAATAGGTTTTCTTAAATTTCATCTTGATTTGCAAAAAAAATGCTTAGTAGCGTTCATTAGAACGCAAAAAGATACCCCCACGCTTTAGCAAGTTAAAGTTATAAAGTTTTAATTTGTTAAAGCAAAAAAGACACGCCAACCTGTAAACGTGTCTTTAAGTATATAATTTTATTGAAAGGAGGTGTGAAAAAACCGAATCATGTTGTGCCACTAAACATAATTCATATATATGTGCTAGTAAAGAAGTTAAAGCGTTAAGTCGGCTAAGTCGTTAACTCTCAACTACAATATAATTATAACAAATTATGAAAACTTTGTCAACAAATTTTTACAATTTATGCACCTTTTTTACATTCTTCCAAATAATATGTTCCTAACGCAATAGCGTCTGATTCATCTGCTAAATATGTTTTAATTCCATCTTTCTTTTTATAGTAAACTGGAACACATATATGGTTAGGATTTAAGCTCCAACGTTTAGCAATACATTCAGCTACTTCTCTTTTTTCTGCTTTACCATTACCAGTTATAACTTTCTTCATGCTCATTGGGTTTACTTCTTTAACTTCGCAATTAAACATATCAGCTAATAACAAAACAATGCCTTGCAGTTGAGCTAATTTAACAATATTTGTTCCACCAAATTTACTTCCTGCAACGTTAACTTTTTCAACAACTACAACATCTGGATTATAAAAAGAAAATATTTGATAAAACTCTCTTTGAGCTTGTCTAAGGGAAGTTACGCAATCTAACGTAACTATCCCACTTTCAACATATTTACCATCTTCAAATACGCAATACCCACTTCTTGCTCCGTGATCTACACTTAAAACAACCATTATTCGTTTACCCCTCTTCTGTACTCTTCTAATTCCTTCTTATACGCTTCTGATTTGTGATACCCACAACTAAACATTTCTGGACAGAAACCACGATATGTACATTCTTTAACCATAACTGACGCTAATTCTGGTTCAACTAAAGCTATCTCGTTTTTAACTTGTTGCCATGCTTGTCTTGTTTCTAATGAAGCACAATGACATAATCTCTTTCTTGATATGTTTATAAGTGCTTGTGCATTAGCTTCACATTCGTGATTAACTAAACTGTTTTGTGGCATTTCATCACGACTTATTCCAGTTCTATCAGTACGTTGGGTAGACACAAAATGCTCTATACCGTACTTATGGCGTACTAAATGTACTGATACCCAGTATTTTAAATCGCTCCATTTCCACCCTATATGTAACTTTCTTATAGGACTATGTTCACTAAGTAATAATCTTCTTTTCCAATCGGAAGAAGGGTATGCACCCTTATCTTTACCGATCGTATTCATTGTTGCGTTCTTTACATCTTGCCAATTATCTTTATAGTTTCTTAATGTTATATTCATGTTAATTATCTCTCCTTAGTAATTTTAAAAATATAAACATAGGTCATGGTGCAAGGTGTATTCTGCCTATGTTTTTTACGTGATACACTACGTAATATTTTTGAATTGCGAGTTACATACCTAAATCTACGAACTTACAAAATTCATCTGACATATCGTTTTGTAAGTGTCCACCGCAATCCTCACATAAAGATATTGTTTGTTCTACCATATTGTCTTGAACACCGAACTCCAATCTATAAGATGGTTCGTCTACGTAAATATCTCTTCCACAACCATCACATTTAATTACACACTCATTTCTTTTAAATTCAACATTTATCATTTTTAAAATCCTCCATTTACTTCGTAATATAATCAAATTGCGTATTATAAATCCCAACCATCATTAGACTTGATGTATTTAGGACACTCATCATAATATTTACAGAAGTTCTTACAGAAGTATTTTCCACCTTTAGCTTCTGGTAAGAATATTCCTTGTTCCATAGCTCTTACATTTCTCTTTATTCTTGCTAATCCACGCTCTATAAACGCTTCATTTATTTCGATTTCCTTTGTTTTTCTCTCTTTTGTAAAAATAAATACAAAACGCTCTGGATAAAATCCGTATTTTTGTTTATAATACAAACTGTATACGGTGGCTTGTATGTTATCAGAAAGCTCTCTCTTCGTAAATTTCGAGCTACGACCAGTTTTGTAGTCGCTGATAACTATTGACTTATCTTCTATGCTACCGTCTACTCTATCTACAAATCCTTTGAATGGTAATGATATGCCGTCTATTTGCAAATCAAACTCTTCTTCTGTTAAGATAGGCTTCATATTAGCGTACTTTTCATAGAAATAATCGAATTGCTCTAATGCTTCATTTATATATTGTTCTTTCTTTCCATCTGGAAATTCACACTCTAAATCATTAACTGCATTATAGAACATATCAACCATTTGCTCTTGTGTTAAATTTTCTTTATAATGCTTATCGAATAGATCGTGAAGCAAAGCTCCAAACTCTCCATAAAAATTCTTATCGTCCTCTATTTTTTCTTCCCCTATTTTGTTATATTGTCTAAGGCACTTATAACCACACGTTTCATATGTTCCAATACAACTTACACTAAACCTCTTCATTCTTTAATCCTCCTTATTTATAGCACTTTTTATTTTTCTTATAATAGTTGATATAATAAAAGCAACTAAGCATATTAAAACTATGCTTAGTGTTACTTTATCTTCAAAACCCATGAATTGCACATTATTCATTACTTTTTACACCTTTCATAACACTCAATACTGTTCTTAATTACTTCTAATACTGTCATAACACCAACACCACCAGGAACGCTTGTAACGTCCTTAAACTCTTCGTAAAGCTCTTTATCTATGTCGCCACATAACTTACCTTCTTCATCACGATTAATACCTACATCTATAGCAATAGTGTTATCTAATCTGTAAAATTCAAACATATTTTTATTAAAGTGATTTGCTTTACCTATTGCTGATATAAAAATATCGCTATAAGCAATTAAACAATTTAAAGTTATTTCATCTGTTTTGCTATTGCAAACTGTAACCGTTGCTCCTGCATTAATCATTAATTGAGCAAGAGGTTTACCAACGATATTTGAACGTCCTACTATAGTAACGATTTTACCGTTTAAATCAATACCTTGATATTCTAATATAGTCATTATTCCTTTAGGCGTACATGGAATTATAGCGTCCTTATCACCAATCATAAGCTTACCTTTGTTAATAGTAGTAAATCCGTCTATATCCTTTTCTGGTGCTATAGCGTTTATTACTGCTTCTTCGCTTATATGTTCTGGTAAAGGTAACTGAACCATTATTCCGTGTATATCTTTATCAAGATTAAATCTTTTTATAGAGTTTATTAACGCTTCTTGTGATGTTTCTTCATCGCCTTGAATATGCTTTACTTCTATTCCCACCTCCTTACATAAATTTATTTTGTTACGTACATATACGTTAGACGCAGGATTCTCACCTATCTGTATGAATACTACTTTACAACCACCTTTGTACGTTTCTTTGATCTTTGATATTTCTTTCTCTCTTATTTTTTTACAGTTAATTATCATTTACTTTACCTCCCAATATTTTTGAATTGCGAATTACTTTACTCAATCAAGTAATCACATTTTGCATCGGCGAAAATATTTTTATGAACACATAAATCTAAATTTTCTTCATATTCTTCATAATCATAAATTCCTATAGTTTTTTCACCATCTAACTCTTGTAATTTCTTTATTAAATCTTTAATTTTCATTATTCTTCCTCCACTTTTGGTACCGACATTAATGTCGCTCGCATTCATTTCAGTTAATGTTCCTAATCTATTGACTGCTAAATTATAAGCTTCTTCAAAGTTTTTATTTGCTGAACTAATAATATCCTTAAAATCTGTTGAATAATCTGCATAAATAATAGTCCATCCATTCTTCCCTGCTTGAATTATTATTTTATATCCATCTTTGTCCTTATAACATTTTTCTATCTCAATTTCTGTACTTGGCATCATACCCAAAAATCTTTCCATATTCATATCCCCTTTACTTCGTAATAATTTCAAATTGTTAAGAAGCGTTGTTACACGCTCCCTATTCTTTCTATATTATCAGCTATCCATTTGTTATTACCGTCTTTCTTACCTTTGGTGAATACTACGTAACCTTCCTTTAAAGATAATGAACAACGACTATAAACGTTAGGAAAAACTGTTACGTCAATTATGCTTTCTCTATCTTCGATAGTAACAAACGCCATTTCTTTATCTGTCTTTGTTTTAATAACTTTTACACTATTAATTATACCACCAAATAATCCATTATTCGACACTTCTGAATAATTTTTCAAGGAATATTTATCTAATGGGTGAGCAGTTAAGTATATACCACATACGTCTTTTTCCCATTTTAACTTTATCTTATCGTTATACTCTGTAATCATTTCTGATTCACGTTCTTTCTTACTTCTTGTCGAAATATAAGAGTTAATTAAATCATTTCTCTCACCTTCTTTATCAAATATTCCACACTTAATACATGCTATTATTCCAGTTTTATTAAGTGCTTTACTATCTATAAGCTCTTGCAATGTATTTATTTTTGTTTTACTAGTGTAATCAATAAGCTTAGTAACTGCTTTTTCACCTATTCCATTAACACCAGAAAGTCCAAAACATATATTACCATCTACAACATCAAACCCAACGTGAGTAGCATTTATATTAGGTGCAATAATTCTTATACCTAATGATTTGCATTCATTTATAGCTTCTTTAACTGTGTCTGATTCGCTCTTATACATATCAATATATTCACACATATATTCTGTAGTGTAATATGCTTTTAAGTAAGCAGTTGCATAAGTAATAAAAGCATAAGCCACGGCATGAGATTTGTTAAATGAGTATCCCAAATCGAATCTATCAAAGATGTTATTTGCAAAATTACTGTCGTAACCATTATCCATAGCACAGCTAACAAAATCTGCTCTATATTCTTCAAGATCTTTCACCTTCCTCATATAATCTGCTTTACCTAACGTCCATCTGTTACCAGTAACAACGTTCATTAATCTCATTGTTTGCTCTTGGAATACTATAGCTCCGTAAGTAGGGCGTAAAATTTCATCTATTTCTTCTATTCCATATTCACTACACATTTTATTAATAAAGTCGTTTGCTTCTTTAACCCCTGGTCTACAAACTGCTTCACAAGCAATAATATCATCAAACTTACGAGGTTTAACTTTATCTACTATTTGTTTTGCAGAAGCTCCGTCAAGTTGGAACACACCACTCAAATGACCACTATTAAGTAAATCATATACTTTAGCGTCATCTTTTCTTACATTCCATATATCTATATCAACGTTATAAGACTTCTTTATACGTGCTAACGTCTTTCTTATAACTGTTAATGTTTTAAGTCCTAAGAAATCATGTTTGATCAAGCCATGCTTTTCAACTTTCTTCTTATCCATACTTAATACATATCTACCTCTATCTTCGCTAGTTGTATGACATGGAGCGTAATTATAAATAGGTTCGTCTGTTACAACTAACCCCGCTGCGTGGGTACTTTGTGTTGTTACAATACCTTCTAACGCTCTCATTACATTTATTTCTTTATCCATTCCTTTAGTTGCAAACATTAACGCAGGATCACTTAATGCTTCATCAATATTTTCGCAATTATCTGGAATAAGTTTTGATATTTTGGATATGATATTAGTAGGGTAATCAAATGAGCTTAATATATAACGAAAAGTAGCTTTAGGTTGAAGAGTACCAAAAGCACTTATTTGAGCTACATGTTCATTACCATAAGTATTAATCATGTATTGTATAGCTTTTTCTCTATGTTCATAGTCAAAATCCGTATCTATGTCGGGATAAGATAGACGGTCTACGTTAATGAAACGTTCAAATAACAAATCGTATTCCATTGGATTTACTTTTGTTATACCTAGTGCGTAAGCAACCATTGAACCTACGCCAGAACCTCTTCCTGGTCCACACATAAGATTTTGTTCTATGCCATATTGATTAATCTTTATTGATTCAAATGAGTTGATGTAATCAGCAACTAATAGGAAGTAACCAGTAAAATCTTTGCTTATTATTACATCAAGCTCTCTGTTGATTCGTTCTATAACTTCTTTATTGTAAATATTACCGTACGTTTTTGCGTACCATTCATTCATTTTTGATTTTAACAAACTTATTTCTTCGGCTTTATTTAAGCCTTTGAATGATGGAGCATGAATTGAAGATAAATCAATTTCTACGTTACATTTATTTTCAATTTCTTTTGTATTGTGTATTGCTTCTATTGGAAGTCCAGTTGAAATCATTTCATTATAAGAATGTATATAATATGATGAACCTTCAAACTTCCAACGTGATTGATCCGTCATTTTCTTTTGTTGTTGTATCGCAAGTAAAACTTCGTGAGCATAACTATCTTCTTTAGTTAAGAAGTGAGCGTCATTAGTAGCAACAAGCTTTATGTTTAATTCTTTTGACAAAGCAATAAGCTCTCTGTTTACACTTGCTTGTATTTGAATTTCGTTATCTTGTAATTCAATATAAAAATCATCTTTAAATACTGATTTGTATTTTAATAATGATTCTTTACATTTTTCACGCTCACCACTTATAATAAGTTTGCCATGCTTACCACCTATACACGCAGTAAGTATTATTAAGCCATCGCTATGTGCAAAGAGGTCGCTTTCCTCTATTGTAGGTTTGTAATAAAAATGTTCTGATGTATATGATAAAGCATGAAGTTTTAACATATTTTGATAACCAGTTAGATTTTTTGCTAAAATTACTAAGTGGTTTCTTTCTTCACGTCCAACATAAAACTCGCAACCAATTATTAGCTTTATGCCTATTTGTTGTGCGTATAAATAAGCAGGAATAATTCCTGCCATACTACCGTGATCTGTAATTGCTAGTGCAGTATGTCCTAGCTCTTTTGCTCTGTCTAAAAGTTTTTCTACTTTATTAGCACCATCTCTCATTGAATATTCTGAATGTACGTGTAATTCTGTAAACATATATTATACTCCTTTACATACCTATGCTTTTCATAAACTCTGCTTTTAATCTTCTTCTTCTTTTCCTAGCTAAAAGTCTATTCTTCGTTTTCCAACAAACCTCTTTGTTCTCAACAACATCAGAAGTAAATTCTCCTATACTATAACCTTTTCCTCTTAACTCATTTATAACATCATCTATAATCATATAAAAACCTCCTAAAATTGGTAAAAATAAAACTGCGTACTTTCGTGAATATACGCAGTTTTTTATAACTTTGGCTTATTTACTGCATTTCAAACCTATTCAATACTGTTTAAAATATTGTTTTGGATAAAACACGCAGTTTATTTGGATAAAACACGCAGTTTTTCTATTTATGCTTTTCAACTCTACCACAAAGTGGACAAGTAACTTCAAATTCTTCTTCTAATAAATATCTTTCACTTACTGGAATTTCTACTAATTCATTGCAACATTTTGTATGAGTTAAAATAAATAATTCTTCCTTCATGTTACATCACCTCTATTGCCCATGATAAATATACAAGTGCTTTGTCTAAATCTTCTTTTCCGTTTTTATGTTTATATCTTGAAACGTATTTAATAACATTTCCTATACAGTACCCAACATATTCATCTTTGGTTAGCTTGTCCTTTATGTACTCGATAACCTCAATATCACCTACAGTATAATGTTTTGGGTGATTAACCTTATCCTCTTTTTCTTCTTCAAAAGTTTCTTTCGTTGCTTCTTGAAATATTCTTAATAAATCTAATTCATCTAAATGTTTTTCCATAATTACACCTCTTCAAATCTGTACTTAAATTTTGTTATATTAATATCACTTGGTTTAAAACCTAGTTCTTCAATTAATGCTCTTTCAAAATCGCCTTTAGCTCTTTGTTCTAATTCTTTTTCAGAACTGTAATTATCAACTATTGCATCATATTCGTCTTTATTTATATCAAGCACTTCTGCTCTTAATCTTACATTCGTTTCTAAAACTAATTTACTCATTATTTCTTTCTCCCTTTGTACATTATTAATATCTTATTTAACGTTCTTATCAGCTCTTTCTAAAGCGTCTTTTATAGTAAATCCATTAGGGTATCTTTTTCTAAGTTTTTCAACGTTAGCGTCCATACATTCTTTCATTGTTATTTTGTTAACATTGCAAAGGTTTGCTATGTACCAAAGAATATCTCCGATCTCTTCAATTACATCGTTAATATCTAACACTTTTCCTTGATATATGTGCTTTTTAAATATATCAACTGTTTCGCCAGTTTCTCCAGCTAGTCCCATGCACATGTTTGAACATATTGCTTCGTATGGTAAATCAGTTCTCATGCTTCTTAAAGCTTCTTCTTGGAACACATCTAAATCGTTTTTTGCAGGTTCATTAACATTTCCATTAAATACAAATCTCATTCGCTTCTACCTCTTCTCTTATAATGTTTTTAAAATCATTCAACTTATTGTAAAAGTTCGTTCTACCAACGTTGCAGTTTTTAGTAATGTCTTTTACTTTAGCGTCATCAACGAACATTCTTATTGCGTTTTTCATGTTTTCATTATCTATTGTTTTCTCTATAGTTTCATTTAAGAGTATATCGTAAATGAGACTATCTTCATCATAACAAAAATCTTCTACGTAAAAAAATATTCCATACGTTTGGATATTGCGTTCAAAACGCTCTTGCTTTTTTCTCCATTCCATCTTTAGTTCATTTTGCATTACTGTCATAAGATAAGATGTAAATAGCGTTCCTTTTTTACTATCCCATTTTTCAAGAGCTTTCATTAGCGAAACTCCATAAATGTAATTCATATCATTGACAGGCATTTTATAATCATGTGCTAGTTTATAGCTTAATCTTTCTGTCTTTTCAACTATCTCGTCAAGTACCCTTTTGTTCTTCGTCTTGTTATATTCAATAACAAGCTTGTCAACTATGCTTGCTTTCCCCAAAAATAATCACCTCTCTCCTATATATTACCATAATCGACACTAGATTACAATAATTATCCAAAAAAATTGAAAATTATTATATATTATAAAAAAAAAAGAAGTGCTAAATGCACTTCTCCATATTGTTATAAACTTCTTCAAATTGATAAGGTTTATATATCTTAATGTTTTCCCACGTTGTAGGCATTATTTCGCCTGGATCTGTACCAAACGGTAATATATAAATGTTAATATCCATTTTATCTTTAAGCTTCATCATTGCGCTATATGTTGCGTCCATTCCTGCTTTATCACCGTCATACATCAAGTTAACACTTGTGAAGTTTTTTATAAGTATCTTTACTTGTTCATCTGTTAACTTCGCTCCAAAGCAACCTAATGCACTTATTCCTAAATCACGTAGCTTTAACACATCTATAGCTCCTTCAACAAGGAAAGGAACGTCATCATTTACTAAATGTAATCCAAACAAATGCTCTCCAACTTTAAGTCCAGTTGGTTGATGTAACCACTTTATCGGCTTAGTGTTATCTCTTCTACGCATTGTTACTCCTATACACTTACCAACATCATCACGTATCGGGAACACTATTCTATCATATTCTTTTGAATAGCTTACTTCAAATAATTCTAATGTTTCTTGTGTTATTCCTCTATAACGTGATATTTGCTTTAAATCTCCTAATTGAGCTAGGTTATACTCTTCATTAATATTCTTTTCTTTCTTTGACTTAACAAACTTCTTCCAATCTTCAAGTTCTTTATTGTTACGTCTGCTTGTTATATCATAAGTTGCGTTCTCTACATTTATATTAAGTATTTCTGCAACCTTATTAACTACTGCTTTAAATTGTGTATTTAAATCAAGATTTTCTTTTATAGCAACAAATCCAAAAACATCACTTCCAGTATTACATCTTGTGTGGCAATACCAAAGACCATTTTCTTTCCAAACAAAAGATGTTGGATTGTTCCCACCATGAAGTGGGCAACAACATCTTACACTACTTCCCATTCTATATATCTTATTTACTCCGTAATATTCTAAAACAGAACATATACTATCCATGTTAATACTATCTTGTATTATTTCAACTGCGTTCATTTACACTTCCTCCATTCTCAATATGTGCTTATTATTATATATATTTATCGGTGGTAGATCACTACTTCCAGAACGTTGAAACGCTAACCAAAGAGTTTGATTTCCTCTTTCTAAGCCATTTCTAGCAATTTCTTCATCTGATTTATTAACAAGATAAAATAGTTTACTTGCCATATGAAGAATACGCTTTGAACCACCTATGAAACTTTGTCCAGGTTTTCCATTATTTAATACTGATTCGTCTGCGTTACTTTGACATGCACTTATAACTGGAATATTTAATATCCCTGCTAAATCTTTTAAGCAAGTTGTCATATAACCTAAACGTTGATATTCTTGTGCTGACGCTAAATTGCTTACATCACTTGCAGGTAATTTAATGTAGTCAAATATAAGCACATCACATTGTCCTTGTAAATTCTTTTGCTTTGCAAGAGCCGTAACTTTTTCTGTTGTGAAGTCTGGCATATATATGTGTGTAAAAGGAGCTTTTTGTATCTTTGCTAATGCTTCTCTTATACGTTCTGCCTTATCTGTTGCTAATCCATTTTCTGTGTTTTTAGCAAACATTCCATTACATATTTCTGTGTAAGGAACACCAGAAATACAAGAAAGTAATCTATCTTCCATTTCTTCATCTGACATTTCTGTACTAATATATAATACTGGAATATCGCTAAATACTGATAAACTCATTGCGTGGTTCATAAGTATTGCTGATTTACCAGTTTTACTAGGCGCACAATAAACTGTAAGTTCTCCACCTTGATAACCTTGCGTATATTTATCGAAGCAATTCCAACCTATTCTATACCCTTTTACATCTGTTGGATTACTAGCTCTTTCGTTTAATCTGTCTGCTAAACTACTTCCCATTTTATACACCTTACTTTCGCTATTACATAGACTTAAACTTAATAAGTTGTCTTGCATATTATCTAAAACGATTGGTAAATTAACATCATCATCAAGCATTTTTTCTTTTGTTTCATCGCATAGCATATATATATTACGTCTTTTATATGCGTTAACAACTTTCTCAACGTAAATTCCTATGTTATCATATATTTCAGTCATTAACAACAAATCAATATATTCTAACCCACCTAAGTTATTTAATTCTTCTTTACCTTTTGTATCAAGTGTATTAATTATCGCTACACCATCTATTTTATCATATCCTTGCGACATTAAATAGGCTATAGCACTATAAATATAACGATTTGCTTTGACACTAAAGTGTTCTTTTTTCAATCCTAACTCTTCACAACGTAATATATTGTCGGTATTTTTCATTATGATAGTTAAGATCGCTCTTTCCGAACCAGAAAAAGCAATCATTTCTTCTATTCTGCTCATATATATACACCCACTTTCTATAATCTTTTAGCTGTTTCGCTTAAAATTCTATTTGCTCTATCTTTACTTATTTTATTTTCTCTCATAGTTATATAAAATTTATTAAGCAAATTATCTATAGCTTTATTAACTATTTGCTCTGCTCTCATGTTCTCTTCTTGTCTTTTTAATCTTCTTCTTTCTGCTCTGTTCATCTTCTCTATCTCCTTATGTTATAGGTGCGAATTAACGCACCTTATTAATGAATTATTCGTTAAATTCCTTATTCCAACATTGTTCGCAAGTTATTCCTTTACACCCTAGTATTTTATTGTTTTTTACAACTAGACTATATTTATCTAAATCATCTTCTCCCATATCTACAGTATAAGGACAACAATCTAAATTTTGAAGATAACAACCTTCGTAAACCAATCCTGTTGGGTATTCTTGATAAGCTCTTTCTAATCTTGTCATAACAATCACCTCCACTTAAAGAATAATATTAATGAATTGCTTACTAGCTAAATTTTATAGGTAAATTTTGAATGTAATCTTGTAATCCACATTTTTTACAAATAACTTCGTTATTTTTTATTTCTTCTTGAAGTAGATAACTTCTGCCTTCAATTTCTAATAAACCTTCTATCTCTGTGTGTTCAAAATCTTCGTTTCCACAACAGTAACAACTTAATTTTAACTGCATTATTATCACCTTTTATTTGTAATTTTTAAACTGCGTACTTATTCTTTAAATACTCTCTGTACACATATTCTTTTTCGCTTATTATTTCAAATATCTTTGTTGATTCAGAACTAAGCTCTTCGTTAAACGCTAATCTATAGCCACTTTTTACTGATATTATACATGACGTATATCCGTCATTATCTTTTAAAATAAAATCTCTTGTATCATTTTCTTCACCTCTTATTACTATTTTATTAAAATTTAGTAACATAGGGCAAAACATGTATTTTTCTTTTATTCTTAAAAATTTACAACCTTTCATTTTCTACACCTCTTATATCACATATATATTAAATAAATTTATCTAAAAAATTACTTTGTTTCTCCTTTTTATTATTTTCAAATTTTAAATCAAGAACGCTATTTGCTATTGGTTTTGCTTTTTGTTCTTTCACTTCTTTTAACTTAATATCATCTAATATTTTGTTAGTTGCAAAACTAAGATAACCAGGGGAATAAACGTTAGTAATGTTCCCTTCCTCAATCCACTTAATTACGCTTTCTAACTCTTCATAAGTATAAACATTAAGCAAGTTTTTAAATTGACCTATACCTATTTTCATAAGTGCAGGAGTAACTTTCTTGTTTATTGCTCTGTAAAAATACTTACATAATTCTATCGCTTGTTTATTAACTTCTTTACTCATATTAATTCAACTCCTTGTAATTCAAAAAAACATTCTGTGCTACAATAAAATTCTTCTGTTTGACTTATGTAAACTACATCATCATAACCTACACAACACTCTTCACCGCAATGTTCACATATCGGATTATCAATAGTTTCTTTTTCTCTCATATCTTCTACAAACACCTTTATTCACCTCTCTAACACGCTAATTGCACTTTTATACTTTCATTTATTCTCTTTGTTAAACCTACAGTTACACGTCCTATACGTTGATATAACTGACTTTTACTTATAGTAAGTATAGTTTCGCAAAGTATTTTACTTTCTTTTACAAGCCCACACTCTTCAACTAGATCACCGTCAATAAGTATATGAGTTTTAAGCTTAACGTTTGTATTGCTACTTATTGGCACAACAGTTACGTTATCGCTATGAGCATTATTGAAGTTGTTAGATATAATAACTACTGGTCTTATACCTCCTTGCACATGACCTAACATATTATTTAAATTTGCATAAAAAATATCGCTTTTTAATACCATATATATATAACCTCCTATTTATAAAATTAAGAGTATAGGCGTTAACCTATACTCCATAAAAAGCTAAATGTCGCTCTTGCTTTTTTATTTTTTTATTTATTAAAACGGTGCAATAACACCATCTACTACTAAATCTTCACTATTATTGCTACCAGAATTATAATTACCTGCGTCTGCATTAAAAGTCTTTTGTGCGTCCTCTATGCTCATTCCACTCATTAATAAATCAACTATTACTCTATCAAATACCTTAGTAACGTCATCTAAATTATAAAGCTCTAATCCTTGTGGAACTGGTTCACTTTGCATTACTGGTATTACAGTATATTTAGTATCTAATCCTCTACCAGTTTTAACAATATTTATATCGTAACCAGTTATATCTCCCATTGATTTGTGGAAAGTCGCTAAAGTTTCAAATATTGTTTTTCCTTTTTGTAGAAGCTCTACTCTTTGTGTTGCTCTATTATATACATTAATAACAAACTGTCTTTGTATTCTATCTCTAGTTTGTACATTATTTGCCTTGTCGTATTTTAATTTCTCACACATAGGGCAATTCTTTCCTAAACAAACAACTGAAAGTCCTTTACCGTTGTTAGCTTGTGATAACCAATGTACCCATACTGCTTTAGGTTCTGCGTCTAAAATTCTCATTTGATTGTTACCGTCTTGGAATTTTACGTAAGACGTTTCACCTTTACCTTCTCTTGAATTTTCGTTTTCTAATGCTAAATCCCATGTACTCATTTTAAATTACCTCTCTCTTCGTAAATTTTTAATCATTTTTTTTAATTTAATTATCATTTTAACTTATCTTCACTTAATATTTTAACATAAATTGTACGTTTTGTCAAAATACGTATGTATTTGACGAAACGTATGATTTATGGTTTTTTATTTATATTTCTTCTACATAAAATATAGTTAATTTATTATCATCAAAATCATAACTATAATTTACGTTATCAAAATAATAACTATTTGAAAAAACTTCTTTTTCTTTGTCTGATAGAATTAACGATACTTTTGTTATATCTTTTGGCATTGCTCCTTGTTTAAATCTTTTTGCTTCTATTAAATCATTTATTTTATTTATTAATTCTTGCTCCTTATTCATTTTTAAATATTCTCCTTAATCCATTTGCTTTTATTCTTCTATGCTTATTTTTAGTGATAAGCTCACTTTCTTCTTTGTTAGGTAAGTATAAAATACCATTTACTTTACCTAGCGTTTCATATACGCCTTTCTGTAATTCTTCTAATGTTTTATATCTAATTAACATCACTTCCTTTCTATGAAGCTCATAACGTGTTATACCATAAAATGCTTCTAAACTCATTTTAGCTTTTACGCTCTGTATTTCATTACAGTAATAAATTTTTGCTACAACTGGCATAACGTTTCGTTTTTTCTCGAACACATCTTCGCCTACTAATCTATATTCTCCGTAATATTGATAAATACGAACGTTATCTAATATGCAATATTCGTAATGTTCGTATTCTAATCGTAATCTATCAAATACATCATCAAATATTATGAATTTTTCTTTTGTTAATTTTTCCATTTCATCACTTCCTTATTATAAAATTGTTAATTTATATAATTACATTTTGATAAACTCATAAATCGTTCGACAAAACATAATTTTTACTGGACAAAACCACTTGACAAGTAGTATCATAAGGGGGAGAGATAGAGAGGGGGTTCACTAAACGCTAATTAAACATAAAGTAAGTAAACGTGTTTCGCTAGAAACACAAAGCCTTTAGGCTTTATACTTAACGCTAATTAACGTATAGTAACGTATAGTAAACTCGCTATCGCTCGTCTTGATTTTTGCAAATCAAGGTTATTTCCTTTATTATCTAATTTAAAACAATCTTATTACTTATTGATTTGTTCCTTGGACGTTAGAATATGTTAGATACATTCCTAACGTTCTTTTATTTTAATATCCTACTTTAAAGTAATGAACAGTATACTCATTATCTTCGTCTTGTTGCTCTATAACTTCATCATCTTCCCATATATCGTTAAATTCTAACGCTTCTACTACTATATGATTTGATTCTGTTAAGTAAATGCAACTAAACACATAATATTCGCCATCTATTATTATTCTCATTGTTCCGTCTTGTACATATAAGTGATTATTGCACCAGAATGAACAACTAACATCTTGTTCAAATGACGTATTAGTTCCTTCTACTTGTTTGAAAAACTCATTATTAAGTAAATGAAATACTGTATCACACGCTAACTTTTCGGCACTTGTCACTTTCATAAAGTCCTTTACTTTTAATATCCAATTATTATCTTTTGCATTTATTTCTTCTAAACTTATTATCATTATTCATACACTACCTTTCCAACTTTATTTCCGTTAATATCTAATAACTTTTCTGGTTCTCTACCGTCTGCTATATCTATTGCTAATTTATTTATTATTCTTGCTAATTCATAATTCGCTAATTCTGGAATATCACCAAATGCGTCATTGGTTGTATTAATTGTAATTGTTACTCTTTCCATTATCTTTCACCTCTTTTTCTTTCTTCATGGCATATTCTTGCTATTGCATTTTGTATACTCTCCATTTGAGCTAAATATTTAGCTTCTGTTTTCTCTGATTTGCATTTTAATGCTTTTTCTTCTAACTTTTCATATTCCTTTTCCATTCTTTCTATTTTCTTTTTTGCAAAATCACTTAACATTATCTTTCACCTTCCTAAACAAAAATTAACTCTTTTTCAATATTGTATTTCTTTAATAAATTTTGTATCGTTCCATAGCTTTGTATAAAATAATTTGCTATTTCTGATATTGTCATTTCTTTTTCAATATAATATATATAAAGTATGTCATGACATGGTAATAACTTACCATGTTCTAAAAAATACATACGCTCTATAAGTTTTTCTGCTTTAGTTTTATTCAAATTTATTACCTCCTTATATTTCATCTGCTTTATCTATTGCAACTTCTTTCAGCATATCTGTTACTTCATCTACGTCTACTTCTTGACCTATATATCCAACAATAACTTCTTTTGCAGTTTCTATAAATTCACTTCTATATCCATCTACTAAGTCATAAGCTAAGTTTGTTTCGTCAAAATCACAAGCAACTTCTTCTACTATTTCGTCCTCTAGTATATTAAATACCTCTTCTGCTATTGCTTTGTAATTGATCTTTTCTAATATTTTTTCTTTTAATGTCATTTTTCTCTCCACCTTTTCATTATTATTTATTATTGGTTCTATTGATAGCGCTGATTCTAAAAGTGCGTCAGTATCTATATCTAATAATTCTTCTAAATCACTTGATTCTTCTTCAATTACTTCAAATCTGTATTTATCATAATCACATCTATCTCCTGCGTTATTTAATATTTTGTAATAATATTTTGATTCGCCTAGACAATCATATATTTTTCCTTGTGTTAAAAAACCACAACATCTTGCGTCTAAACATTTTAATTTTTTCAATATTTTTCAACTCCTTATTATCATTTTTACTTAACATCTACATTTTATACACTTATCGAAAATAATGTCAAGTGAAAAGCGTAAGCACTTGACGTTAATTTTGATAAGTGTTTTTTTATTTTTCTATTTCATTTATTTCATATCCTATTTCTACATTAAAAAAATCTTCGTAATCTAGCACTATCTCACAATTTTTATACATTTCTTTTACTATTTCTAATGCTTCTGATTCATCTTCTGCTTGTACCTCTATCATTCTTGATAATGTTTCCTCTACTAATACTTCGTATTTTTTCATATTAATTTACCTCTCTTACTATATAACTTTCTAATATTGTATCATTTATTTCATCTCTAAATTCTCTAGCGTCCTCTACGTTATCAAATTCGTATCTTATCATACGCCTTGTTAACGTTATTACTGTTAATATTACTTTCATTATATATCACCTCCTTTATATCCAACTTGTCCAAAAAAGCAAGTTATTCTCATATAATTCCTCTTGTTCTTCTTTTGTTATTGATTTATCTAAACATTCGTCATCACAATAATATTCATATATTTCATCAATGTAATGCCCTTCGTACATTATGTTTCCACAACAATCACATACCCTTATATCTAATAAATCTGCTAATTCTTGTACATCTTCTCCTGGCACGTTATGTTCATTAATAAATTCTGTTATTTTAATAATTGTTTCTGTTGTCATTTTAACACTCTCCTACATATTTTAATTCTATAAAGTCTACATTACCAAATGAATCTACCATACGTCTATATGCGTATTCTATATCTTTTACGTTTGTTATTATCATTCTTTTACCACTTTTATATTTTGCTTGATATAAATATTTCATTAATAATCACGCTCCATTCTTTTGATTTCTTCTATCAATTCCAACGCTTCCTCAAAAGATTCTGCGTATACTACTATATTACCTTGAACATATTTCTTCATCTTATTTACTCTCCTTTATCCAATAATCAAATGATTCTATATATGATTTGTTTTTATGGTGTTCATGGCTCTCTAATAATGCTTTATCTCTAATGCAAGTAAACATGAAATAGCATATAACAAGTGCTACTACTAAAAATAAACCTAATTTTTTCATAAATTTTATCTCCTTTATTTTATCTGTTGATTTACTGTGTCTGGCATATTGTTTTATTTATCTTATGCCTTACATTATCTGATTCGTATATAACGTATGGCCACGCAAGGAGGAAAACGAAGTGATCCTTGCGTTGCTATATGTTATATACATTTTTCTTTTTTTTTTTCTTCTTTTGTGTTATATTTTTATTACGTTTATTTTGCATATCTTTTGTTTGATATGTGTATAAAATTAAAAGAGTGTACATTTGGGATTACGTACACTCTTATTTATCATCTTCTACATTGTATAGTGGCATTCTTTGGTTAAGCTCTAAAGTTTTGTAGTATTGAGTTGCACTATATCTTGTAGATTTTTTCATTTTTGAAACTTTTAATGAAGCTTCCACTATTTTTAAGCCTTTTGTTTCTGCATATTTCTTAATTAACCACATATCAGTAAAAGTAATTTCAAGAACTGTATATACTTCTTCGTATGAATAGTTCATTCTTAATGCTCTTATGAACGCTACTTCTTGTGAAGAGTTAGCAACATTCCATTTAACCATTCTATCGAATAATTTCTTAGCCATTTTGTAAGTTACTGTAGTTCTGTCTTGGCAATATTCCTCGTATTTTTCAATGATTGCACTTGCTAATACACTTGATGTAATTTGTGAATAGCTTTGTACTGGTAACATTGGGAATACTTTATGTTTCTTGTAGTATGCAAATCTCATGTTATCAATCATTGATAATTGTTTCGGAGTTGCTGGTCTAAGGTTATTATTTTTCTTAGCACTCTCTCTGTTGTGATAAGCTACTTTGTCTCTGAATGATATTTCTTTTTGTTCAGCAAGTAAAACATCAGCTATATCGCTTGGAGAGTTAACAAAACTGTCCTTTTCTTTATAATCGAATGTTCCAGTTTTAATTAAAACGTTTTCAATTAACTTAGCATATTCAGTATTTTTCTCGAAGTTCTCTGTAGAAGCTAAGTTTTGAGTATCGAAGCTATTAATTATCATGTTTGAAAGCGTCTTAACGTCCATATCGTATAACTCTTTATTAGAGTATCTAGTTCTAGTAATCATAGTTACGTACTTAGATTTTTGTTTAGATAATCTCTTTAAGTTAGCGAATTTCTTTAATTCAACTAATATGATTGGTTTATTATTTACTATTTTATATTCACTTGAATTAGTGAACACAATTGAATTTTTAAGTTTTATATGCCATTTTTGTAATTCATATTCCTTGTTATTTTCATCACCTACAGTTCTAAGTTTATATCTTCTTTGTTGCATATAACTAGCAATTGATTGTAAGTTAACGAATTTCTCGAAGAAGTCATCACCAAACACTCTTAAAGCTTGTATTTGTTCTTCTGCTTCCTCTTGTGCATTTAATTTGTCTTGTTTTCTCTTTTGTTTAAAATATTCTTTTCTAGCTTCATTCCTTTCTTTTTGTTCTCTCTTAGCATTATTTATAGTTGCTAACATTTCAATATCCTCCTCACTTAATTCTCTGTTATCATCTTCATTTTTAATTTCTTCTTTAATTTGAGAAGCAAGTTCTAATAACTTACCAACTGTCATCATTGCTTTTTGTCCTTTAGGTGATACAACTGGAAGTTTGTCCTCATTGCTTATTCTAGCGTCCTTACCAAATACCATTGGTGTAGTTGCTTTAAGCTTATTTAATGCTCTATTAACTAATGACACATCATGTTGACCAGTTGTTCTAGTCCATGTTGTAGGTGCTTCTAAGTTAGCGATTTCATCAGCTAATCTGTGTACGTTTGCAATATTGTCAACGATTTGAGTATCTTGTTGAGCTTTGTTATTGATAGCAACTGATATAGCTTGTACTAATGGTTCTTTTCTTAATCTTGAAACTCCTTTTAATCCTAGTGATTTTGCAACTTTTCTTAATTCCTCTACTGTTTTGTTGTTTAATAATGTACTGTTCATATTTGAACCCTCCTTGAATTATATATATATATTTTTTATTTTTAATTTTATTTAACTTAGCTTGTTGATGATTGAAGTCAAGCACGTTTCATTTTAATGTTTAGATAAACGCTTAGATCGTGCTTGACTTTGAGCATTGACTAAGCGTTTTTTTGTTTTTTTTTTATTTGTTTTTACTGTGCGTTGCTTATCGCCCTTAATATTATTTATTAGATTCTATTGATTTGATAAAGCTGAAAGCTTTTCAGATTTGTGTAATCATTTATGATGAAACAAATCTAAGATATATATAAGCAACGCTATCGAGCGAGTTTGTTTCGTCTGATAGTGTTAACTGAATGTATCAAATTAGCGACTAAGTGTATACTAAGCAACTAGTGAAAAACTTTGTGTTAGTTATTGTTTGTATTACTTTATGAAAGTAATCACGTAGCTCACTTTAGTGAGTAGTGAAGAAGCGATCGAAAATCCACTTAGCTGAACGCTTACAAACACTTAGAACGTAATTAGTCGCTTGAGAAATGGAATGAGTACGTTCTGTAGCGTTTGTTGGCGTTTCAGTTAAGTTAGTTGAGTGAGCAGAACAAGAATCCTCTTCATAAGAAGTAGTAGCGTCATCACACACATCAGTAGTAGTAGTGTCATCACACATATCAGTAGTAGAATCAGCGTCTTGAGATTCATCAATAGTTGAATCAGCGTCTTGAGAATCACTAGAAAGAAATTCAGCAAACTTAGCGTTTAAGTAAGGTAAAACTCTTTCAATTGTTTGATTACAAATAGATAATTCTCTTAGTTCTTTTGAATCTAAGTACATTTCGTTTAGCTTTGTTTCAAGTTCAGCCTTTTTCTTGATATGTGTATTGTATACGATGTCAAGCTCTTCTAATGACATGTATTTTACCTCATATCTGAAATATGTTTTGATTTCTGTTAAATTAGTATTCATGTTATACCTCCAAATGCTTAGCAAGTGCGTAACTTGTACTAGCGATGATAACACTTACCACACAACATACGTAAGTATGTTAGACCTTGCGAAGCAACCACTTAGCGAAGCTAATTATCGCAGCGAAGCGTAGATAACATGAGTAACGTTAAGCGAAGCACAAAACGTTGCGATGACACGACCTCTTCGCACAAGCGTAGGGGGAGGGTAGAACGTCCCCAGGGAACGAAAATGATGTTACTTAGCTCTGGCATTGGAGATTATTATATATAAATTATTTTTTTTCTCTCTTCTCAAAAGAGAAGTGTAGGGTAAACAAAAATGGGTGTAGGGGTATCGTAAGGGGGCGTATTTGTACATAACAACCATAAAAGGAATACTATAACAGTAGATTAAAATTAAGGTGGTGATAAATTTGAGTACAGTAGAAATGTTAATTTTGCTAATAACAGTATGGCTTGTTATATTAGCGACAGAACTATTTACAGTAACAGTAATTAAAGATAAATCACTTAAAGTTATACATGACATAAAAGAGAACATAACTAACGGAACAAATAAAGTTGAGATAATAACAGAAGAAATGGAAGCTGACATGGAAGAAGGTGTTGTTAATGAATACTACAGTAGATTCTAATGAAAGCTTAATGGTATTGGATATTAATGATTCGCCATTAAAACGTCCTTTAGCACAAAAGATAATGCAACTTTGGTGTAGTGGTTTATACACTAAGAAAGAAATAGCAATGATACTTAATACAACAACTACTACAGTTAATAAATACTTACGTGATGAAAAAGTGTTAGAAGCTATAGACCATTATCAAAAAGTAGAAACGCAACTTGTAGATCAAAACATAAAAGCTATGAGAGAAAAGGCGTTAAAGACTATTAATGAGCTTATGGATAGTGATGATGATAAAGTAAGATACCAAGCGTCTAAAGACGTATTAGATAGAACGGGTCATTTAGCAACCATGAAGAAAGAAGTAACTATAACTCATAAGAGTTTTGAAGAACAATTAAACGAAATAATAAATGCCGATTATACGGTGGAAAGTGAGTAAGCATATGAACAATAATATATTTTTAGAAGAAGCAAAAAAGTGTGTTGAGCAAACAACAAACGAAGTATTAGCAGAAGAAATGTACATAGTATGGTTCTGTAAAACACTTCAAAATTGGAAAGCATTAATATCAACTGATGTTATTAATGGTGTTTATTGGGAAGTAACTCATAATGGAGATAAGAACGAAACGTATGTAGATACTTATTTTAAATCAAGTAATGTATGCGTTAAAGGAGAATAAACGTATGAATGTAATAGAAGATTACAACAGAACAATATATGATACGTATTTAGCTCATGTAGGAGAAAGTAACGATTATGAAACGTTTGGTCATGCTATGGCTATTATCCTACCAGGCTATATGAAGATTGCAAAGGATTTATCCGACAAATACGAAATACTGTTAGAAAGGACAGAACAAGGTGAGTAATAATGCACTAAAAAGATTAATGACAGATAATAGGCTATACATAGAAAATTGCCTAAAAATAATAAACAAAGAAGGACAACTTGTGCCTTTTAAACTAAATGCAGGACAAATAATTGTTGATAACGTTATAAAAGAGTTAGAAGCAAAAAATAAACCAGTAAGACTTATTATTTTAAAAGCACGTCAAATGGGCATATCAACATACACAGAAGGGTACATATTCAAGAAAACAGTAACGCAGACATATAAATCCTCTTCTATTATCGCCCACTTAGATGAAGCTTCACAAAACTTATACAATATGTACAAGACGTTCTATGAAAATATGCCAGACGTAGTTAAACCTATGAAGAAGATCATGAACTCTGATATGCTTCAATTCTCTAATCCTAGCATGAATGAGGAAGAAGTAAAGCGTAACCCAGGACTAAACAGTAAGGTTACTATTAAAACTGCTAAGAATAGTAAAACTGGACGTTCACAAACTATTCACTATCTTCATGCGTCAGAGGTTGCGTTCTGGGAGGACGCTAAAACACTAATGACAGGGCTTATGCAGACTATTCCTAACAAGGGAAATACTGCCGTTATATTAGAAAGTACGGCTAATGGTATTGGTGGCTATTTCTATGATATGTGGGAAAAAGCTATGAAAGGCGAAAATGCTTTTACTCCTATATTCTTGCCGTGGTTCATAGACCCAGAATATAAAATAGAGTTTGAGAACGAAGAAGAAAGAAGTGCCTTTATATCAGAAGTAGAGTATACGTATAAGACAGATAGGGGCGAAACAATATACACAGAAGAAAAAGAGTTAATGAACATGGTTAAAAAGGATTGGGATATTGATTTGTCTTACGAACAGTTAAAGTGGCGTAGATGGTGTATCGCTAATAACTGTAATGCTGATATAGAACAATTCCAACAAGAATATCCTAGTACACCAGAAGAAGCCTTTATTGCTTCGGGTAGACCTAGATTTAACGTTTCTAAACTAAAGAAATACTTAAAGCACACAGAAGATGGTATAACTGGTAACTTGCATTATAACGGAGCAGGACAAGTTTATTTTGAAGAAAATAAAAATGGCTATCTTACTATATGGAATAAACCTAATAGGGATAAATTCTATTGTATAGGTGGTGATGTTGCAGAAGGATTAGTAGATGGCGACTATAGTGTTGGTATTGTTGGTAATGCTGATGATATGAAAGTTGACGCTATGTGGCATGGTCATATTGATCCAGACCTTTTCGGAGAAGAGCTTGTTAAACTTGCTAAATATTATAATGACGCTTATATAGGCGTAGAAAACAATAACCACGGATTAACAACTCTTAAATCTATACAACGTAAAGATTACTATAATATTTATTTTAGCAAAACATATGATCAGATAACTGACAAATTAACGCAGAAAATCGGGTGGTCAACAAATGCTAAAACTAAACCTTTAATGATAGATAAGTTAGCAGAGTTTATTAGAGAAGGTTATATAGGTATTAAATCTAAGCTTATTTTAAGAGAATTATTAACATACGTTATAGATGATAAAGGACAAACTAATGCACAAGATGGTTGCCATGATGATACCGTAATGGCACTTGCTATATGGTTACAAATCATATTAGAAGGACGTGGAGATTACTATGACGTTGAAAATAGTGATGAACAATATACACGTTCAAGAAGAAGAAATATAGATAGACCAGATTTAGATTATGAAGATGAAGATTACGAAGAATACGAGGAAAGTCTTTTCCTTGACTACTCAATATAGGAGGAAAATATGGATAACAAAAAGAAAAAGAAATCACCATATGAACCAATAAGCAAAGAAGAAAAGACAGTAAATATGGTACTTGATATGTTTAAGCGTTCTGAACAAGCTAAAGCTCCATACGTAGAATTATGGAAAAAATGCTTAGACGCTTATAAAGGTGAAATGGATAAAACTGCGAAACCAGATTATAAGTCAGATAACGTAAGTAATTACATATTCTCTACTTGCGAAACCATACGCCCAATCATGGTTAGTGAAAATCCTAAATTCCAAGTTATGCCTAGACTTGAAAAAGATTTTAATAAATCATATAGAGTACAACAAGCATTAGATTATGAATGGCAAAGAACAAAAATGGACACTCTTGTTCCTAAAGCCGTTCTTCCTTCATTACAAATAGGTACTGGTATTATAGGATTATTCTGGAACGGAAATGACGGAAAAATAGGTAATATAGAACCTAAACTTATTAGTGCATTTAATTTCTTCCCAGACCCTAGTGCGTTAACTATAGATGAAGCAGATTACGTTATATACGCAACTTATCAAAACGTTGGTAAAGTAATAAAACAATTCCCAGAGAAAGCAGAAGAGTTAAAGCTTCAAACTAAACGTCCAGATAAAGAAGATTTAATATTAGGACAAGATAGCTCTAATTTCTCTAATCAAAGCGTATTAGTTATCGAATGTTATATGAGAGATTATGAAATGATAACAAGAAAGTTAGAAGAGAACGGAGATATTATCGAGGAAAAAACTCCTAAATACCCTAACGGAAGAAGAATAATAATCGCAGGGGAAACTCTTCTTGATGATAGCGATAATCCTTATGATGATGGAAAATTCCCATTTATCGTATTTAAGAATTACGATTTACCAGACCAATTCTGGGGAATGGGTGAAATCGAACAATTAATAAAACCTCAAAAACACGCTGATAATCTTACTAATCAAATAATAGATAATGCTAGACTTACTGCTAATTGTCAATGGGTAAAAGATAAGAACGCAGGAATAGAAAAAGGAAAACTTACTAATCGTCCTGGACTTATCGTTACTAAAAACCCAGGAACAGAAGTTAGAAGAGAACAACCGCCTAGTATTCCTGCTTATGTACAAAACACAGTAGAAATGTTAAAGAGAGATATAGAAATAATATCTGGTGTATTTGATATTACTAGAGGTGAAAGACCTAGTTCAATTACTTCTGGTGTTGCTATTCAACAATTAACTCAATCAGCACAAAGTAGAATAAAGCTTAAAATGAGATATTTTGAAACTGCGTTAGGTGAGTTAGGTTCTCTTTGGGTATCAAGAATAATTCAATTCTGGGAATTACCTAGACAACTTAGAGTTATGGTTAGCATAAAAGATTTCCAACAAGTAGCGCAAGATATGGAAGCACAAGGACAATTATTTAATGTACAAGCACCAATCAATGGTCAAGTGCCTATATTCACTTCTCTTTCTGGTGAAGAAATTGATGGTGATTGGGATATAAGCGTAGTTGGTGGTAGTACAATGCCTGTTAATAAGAACGCTAGATTACAACAACTTATAAGCTTATCTCAAACTCCTGCCGAAGATGGACTACCAATGATAGATAGACAAACTATATTAGAAAATAGTGAGTTACCTAACGTAGAAGAAATATTAGCAAGGTTTGACGCTATTAAGCAACAACAAGCAGAGCAACAAGCTCAAAGCTCACAAAACATGTTACAAGAGCAACAAGCTAACATTCAAATGTCAGCACAAGCAGAAATGCAAAAAGCAGAACAAAAATATAACTTTGAAATGCAAAAAGAACAAATGAAGTACGATATTGAAAAGAATAAAGATATATCTGCAAAAGAAGAAAAAGCAAAAGATAGAGAATTACAACTAATACAAACATTAATGAATAAGCAAACTGAACAAATAAGTGATGAAACGAATAATATAAACAATGAAGAAGCTAATATTAATAAAGAAGCTAATGTTACGGAAAACGTTGCTCAAAGTGATGATAACGGCACTACAGAAGAAGAATTAATTAAATTAATTGAATATGTAATGTCTTTACCACCAGAAGAACAACAAGCTCTATTAGAGCAATATCCAGAGTTAGCAGAAGTTATGCCCTTAATACAACAATCATAATAACAAAAGAGTTTTGCCGTTCTCTAATAAAAACGGCTCAATTATAAAGCGAAGGAGTAATGTAAATGGCGTTTACAGATTGGGTAGCAGAAGAACAAGAAGTAGATACAGAAGTAGATACTAACGTTGAAGAAGTAGATACAGAAGTTCAAGAAACACCAGAGCAAGAAGAAGTTATTGAGCAAGAAACTCAAACAGAGCCAGAACAAACTATGCAAACGTTTAATGTTAATGGTCAAGAATTAACATTAGAAGAGCTTCAAACTGGTTATATGCGTCAACAAGACTACATATCACAAAGAGAAGAATTAAACAAACTTAGAGAAGAAAATAAACAAGCATTAGAGCTTGTAGATTATCTAAAGAAAAATCCTGCATTAGCACAAAAATTAATGGACGAGCCAGAAGCAGAAAATGTTTCAAATATTGTTAATCCTGCTATGGATAGAATACAAGCGTTAGAAAGACAAATATTCGTTCAAAACTTAGATAATCAAATTTCACAATTAAAGAGCAAATACAAAGACTTTAACGAAGTTGAAGTATTAAATAAAGCAGTACAAATGGGCGTTAAAGATTTAGAGTTTGTGTATAACGGTATGAGAGGTGCAAACATAGAAACTCTAATAGCACAACAAGTAAAAGAACAATTAGCACAAGCAACAGAAAACATGAAGAAGAACGCACAAGCAACTAGAACAGTTGTAGGTACTACAAAAGAAAAACCAGTAACCGTATCTCATAATTTAACTCAACAAGAAATGAGAGTTGCTGATTTAATGGGAATGAGCTACGAAGATTACGCAAAATACAAATAAATACATGAGGTGAATTAACACATGATAGGTAACAAAGTACATCAAGAAGCCAATTTTGGTAAATTATTAGAACCAGGGCTTAGAAAATTATTCTACGAAACATTCGATGAAGTTCCAGAACAATACTCAAAGATCTTCCACGTTAAAAATTCTAAAAAAGCTAGAGAAGTAGATTACGGATTAGGTGCTATGCCTATTTGGTCAGAATTTGGTACAGCAATAAACAAAGATCTAACTGGTACTGCCGTAACAGAAGCAGAAATGCCAACTGTACCATACGTAACTATTCCTGCTGGACTTGAAAGAATTTATGTTCACAAAGAGTTCGCACAAGGATTCATGGTAGAAAGAAAAATGGTAGATGACGAGCAATACGGAGCTATCGAAAAAATGCCTAAAGACCTTGCTAGAGCAGGAAGATATAAAGTAGAAATGGACGCAGTTTCATTATTAGATAATGGTTTCACTAATACTGGATATGACAATAAACCATTATTCGCTAAAGACCACCCATTATTAAAAAATGGGGAGACTTGCTCTAACTTAATTGAAGGTGAATTAAATCAAGAAAACTTACAAAAAGCTATTTTAGCTATGAGAAGCATGAAAGATGAAGCAGGAAAAAAAGTTGTATTCAAAGCTGATACATTAATTGTTCCTCCTGCATTAGAGTTCAAAGCTATTGAATTATTAAACTCTGTTAATCAACCAGATAGCGAATTAAACAACGTTAACTCTATTAGAGGTAAATTAAAAATCGTTGTTATGGAATTCTTAAAAAGCGATACTGCTTGGTTCGTAATGGATTCTACTAGACACGAATTAAACTTCTTCTGGAGAGTTAGACCAGAGTTCAAGAGAGAAGAAGATTTCGATACTTTAGTTGCTAAGTACAGAGGTTACATGAGATATTCTTATGGATATTCTGATTTCAGAGGTATCGTTGGTTCAAAAGGTGAAGCTTCTTTACCAGCTTCTACTAGAGCTAAAGCAAAATAAATGAATAATTAAATATAGGAGCGTTAATTCGCTCCTTTTTTATTAGAGGTGATTAAATGAGATACACACAGAACATAAATCTACCTATCGTAGAAGATAACGATTTATATTCTAAAGAGATAAATAACTTAGCGTTTGAGAAGATAGACGAGGAAATACAAGGGTTAGCTGATATAGTAGAAACTCTTGATTCGCCAGAGAATAGTATAGCTGACGTTAAAAAAGATATAAATGATATTAACGAACAATTGGAACAAATTGTTCACGAAAACAATTTAAATAATATACCAAACACTATCAAGAAAATAAGGTGTGGACTACCAATAAAAATACTTATCATTGGTGATAGCTTAGCAGAACCAGCA